AAGAACACCAAGAGAAGTTGAAAAGACTTGGGTTGATTAACGATGATGCAAGTATCCCAGGAATAGTATCAGAAGTAGTTAAAGAAACAGTTGTTATTTCATCTAAATAAAGCGCTTGATTCTTAATTGGAGATGCTATGGAAGTACGTACATTATATCCAAGAGTAGAACCTAAACCTATTAATGATTATCGTAAGTTTACGAAGCCAAAGCTTCAGAAGATGATTGAAACTGCAATACTAGTTTCAATAAATGGGATAGCTCAGTTTAAGTATATTCATGAAAACCCTAAAAAGTGTTTCAGCATAGAAGATTTAAGCAGGGTTCGCGACGTAGAGACTGATACGCCAATAGAGTTCCAGAAACAGTTCTTTCTATTGATGGATATTATCTCAGGGGCAGAAGAATATGCTCGTTTATATGTACATAATGAGCATCCAGACGTAGAACCACTAATGAAGATGCTTTTTAAGTTATATTTTTTCGAATAACTCTTTCACAAGAATGATTTCCGTTTATAATGATGGTAGCGTTATCTCTATGGAGTCGCTACCATCATTTCTTTTTGTCGTACCAGGTCATCTGGAGCCCGGTTCAACTGGGTAGGCTTCGACAGCCTAAACTTGTAAAAGGCTTTTAGTCTTTGACAATGAACGTACGTGAGAACTCGTTCAACTCTTGTCGAAAAATATATTTTCTGAACTATGTCTTTAACGCATGGTTCTTATTTTCGGAGTAAGTGCATGATGATCACATCAGATACTTTACCTGCCCAAGTACAGCAGTCTTTTGATGATAAGCTGTTATCGGTAAGAACTCCTAGTCTTATCCATACATTAGCAGCAACGCAAAAAAAGATGCCTAGCAATGGCGGACGAACACTAAGAATGAGTAGATACCAGAAGCTTCCAACTTTTGAAGCACCGTTGGGAAATACTGGGGCATGTCCTCCTCCAACATCTGTTTCCAGAGTTGATATTGACGCTACAGTTGAATTCTATGGACAATACCTTGCGGTAAATCAACAGGTCACTTTACAGAATTCTGATCCTGTTATGAACTCATTCGCTGAGCTACTCGGTCTTTCACTTCGTATGACAGAAGATAAACTCACGAGAGACTGTATGCAAGCCACCGCTAGCTCTTATAATGCTACGGGCGGTACTAATGGAGACTTGCCAACAGAAATTACAGTTTCAGACATTGATGAAGTCACTTCAACATTGTTGGAAAACGATGCTTGGATGATTCTTGATTCACAAGAAGGTGAGAACAAGGTTGGAACTGGTCCTGTACGCGATTCTTTTATTGCTTTGGGCCATTCAAAATTGAGCAAGGATCTCAATAACCTGAATTCATGGCAACCAAAATGGAATTATCCTGAAATTGCTATTGGGATATAAAAATCTTCACTAATATACCGAGAAAGCCTAACTGAAAACATTTTCACATGGTAACTCGAAGGAAGATAGTTAAAGAGAATTATGATGCTTTATTTGTTTGATGATTTCTTGGATTTTACATATATTTTCGAAAGAGTGGTCAATGCCTCTGATCTTTGTCTTGTGGATAGCGAGATATTGAGACATGAGTCTGCATTGTTCTTTCTTGATTATAAGGTATGGCTCAAGTCTTTGACAAACAAGCTCACTCGACGATTGATTGCAGACCCACTTCCAAATTGGGAAGTTAACTCCCTTGTAACTGGAAATGCTGCCTTTAACCCGTTTTTGAACCTCAATAATTGGTTCAGAGAATGTATTAAAGATAGAAATCCAGGAATCATAGGTGTATTGAACTCTTTTTGTTCTTTGTTGGTACTCATAAACGCAGAAGTTTCCATCTCCATCCATGAAACCAGCCATCCATTTCCAAAAAGATTCGTCTGGCTTAATAGTTGGTTCGAATCTAAGTTCTTCTTTGGTGCAAGGCGATGGTTTTTTAAGAATGGAAAACTTATGTGTGTATTCTGGTCTAAGAATGCGTTTTTCTGCTCTTGTCTTATTAATAAAGTCCAAAAGCAAGTAACAACGTTCTTTTTTGATTATACAATAAGGTGCTATAGCAGATACGAATTTAAACAATTCGTTATTTATTGTATTGATATCCCATTGATAGACAGTCTTATTAGTTTTTTTAGAGCCTTTGTGTATTTTTCCACCAAAAGCTCTTTGAAAATCCTCAAGTGTTTTTCTATGAGATATTTGGACGCCAACAATAATATTTCCCTTTGGGCAAATCGATATCCAACCCTCTGCGTCAAAAAGTCCAGCGAAATAATGCATGAAATTCTCCTTGTTATTAAATGTATAGTTACATTTAATCATAACAAGCTATCGCCTGCAACGACTAAACGTGAGGAACCGAGGATAAATTCTTCGGTGTGCAATAGTCTAATCTGTAGCGAAAGTTACAGAGGATGGGTCGAAGAACCTGTCCCGCCATTAGATTTATATTTAATGGTCAGTAAGCGGAAGCTGAAAGTAATAGAAATGAACGCGATGAAGACAGTCTCTTCAGAATGGGGATGCATTCATAATGTACGTGTATTCCTCTCTTCACAGGGATCAGTAGAGCCTCTAGCATCACGCAGTGGAAAATCTGTTTATAACTTGTTTATTCAAGGTATGGAAGCAGTTGGTATTGTTAAGCAAGATAATTACTCTAGCCGTTTCCTTTACAGGCCTGCGGTTTACAGTGATCCTTTGTTCCAAAATGTAACATTAGGAACAGTTTTTGCACAAGCACCACGTGTGTTAAATGACCTTTGGATAACCAAATTTCGTTGCACAACAACCAATTAAGGAGTTTAAGATGAGTGTATCTTTTACAGGAACTTGGTCAGGTAGCTTTACCTCAGATGGTACCTCTAAGTTTATCGAACTCCCAGCAGGTTGGGATTCGATTAAGGTAATTAATGAAACCACATCAGCAGCAGCAGGGGCTACAACTGGTGCAGAGTTTTATTTCCGCAAAGGAATGACCGAAGGCAGGGGCATGGTTTATAATAAAACGACAACTACGAACGCTCTTGCAATAGCTCAAATTGCAGCTACTCTTGGTTTTTATACCACTGATACGTCAGTAACAACACCAGGAGCATTAGTTGCAACAACAGGTATTACAGGAGCTAACCCTCCATTAGTTACAACTGGAACAACAACTGGTTTAAGCACGGGTAATGGAATCGTAAGACTATTTGCTCCAGCTGGAGCACTTCAACTTGGTGGTATGGATTTTTCAGTAGGTACAGTTGTAGCTAATACAAGCTTTACCTTGGCCCATATGCCAGCAATTGTCGAAGCTACTCCATTGGCTGGTGGTTATCGTATCGTTCCGTACAACCCATATTTCTACCCATCAACACGTTATATCACAAAGATCTCACAAGCAGCTCAAGCTATTGTGACATTGTCTGTGGCTCATAGCTATGTTGTTGGTCAGAAGATTCGTCTATCTATCCCTACTGTTACTACAACATATTTTGGCATGACTGAACTTGATGGAGAGTCAGCTACTATTGTTGCCGTAAATGCTACTGATGGTACGAGCACGAATACGATTACTATTAATATAGATACAACAGGGTATACAGCATTTGCGTTGCCATTAACCGCTACTGTTGGGTTTACACCTGCTATGGTTATCCCATACGGTGCAGATACAGCACAAGCGTTAACTTCTGGTACGAATATGCTTGCTGATTCAGTTTATAACAACGCCAAAAAAGGCGTATTATTAATGCCAGGGACAACTGGTCCTGCAGGTATTAATACTAATGTTATTAGCTGGGTAGCTAGTAAGTCCTGGAATGTCTAATTAAGATTAGATAATCACTTGCACACGCTAGGTAATAATAAGCTGCCTAGCGTGTGTATAAATTTTAAATATTAAGGAGAATCGATGTTAAAGAAAAAGATGACTGAAGATGAAATAAAACGTCAAATACCTAACTGGCGCGATCGTGATGCTGAGCTTGTTACAGGTGTTTTTAAGAACT